TTATTTCTTCATTAACACTTGAATTAATCTTTCTTTCTCAGCTAACAGTTCCTTTAGATGCTCTACCTCTTTTTTAGATTCATTCAATAGGATGTCACTACTTACACTATTTAAGTTTCCGTTAATTGTAACATTGTTTCCGATACTCTTTACGGCCTGAATTTCACGAACAAAGAATGTATCAATGGAAACCTCAAAGAAGTCTGCTATCTTTTCCAGAGTATTACAATTCGGTATACTTGTTCCCTTAATGATATTATCTAAGGTAGATTTTGTTATACCTGCATAATTATATACATCTATCTTTTTAGCCCTTTTATTCTCTATTAAATCATTAATAATACGACCGTTAAACATCCTTTCTTCTATTTTTAATGAGTATAAATAAATATACCTATTATCAAATAATGGATATTTTATTATCCATATTAGACAATAAAGAATACCTTTGTGTTATAAAATTAATAATTAAATCAATAGCAAATAATATAATCATCTAAAAAGTAACAGAAATGGTAATATCTAACTATTATTTATCTCTATCGGGTAAAGTGAAAAGTAAGTTCATTCAAGATGTAATTGAATTGTGCGGAATATCCTACCCTTCTTTCTTCTACAAGATGAGAAACAATTCCTGGACCAAACTTGAACGCGAAGCGATAGAGAGGTTTATTCAAAAAGAAAATGAGAAATCAAGTTGAGTTCTACAACACGCCATCAGGCTATGTAATGTGTGATGACGGCAACTATACGACTCGGCTATCAGAATCCAGCCGGGAAGTAGTAGATGAATTACTGGATACTATACGAGAGTGTTATTCCGATGCGTACCACGCACTTGAACAATGCTATTCCAAGTCAAGCAAAAATTCCAGATACCAAAAATTCAGAATAGTGAATCGCTTCATACGATGTAATTGTGGAGAACTGGATACCCAAAAGATAGATTTTATCGACGGGAATATCAATATCGAGCAAGTACATTGTCCTCTGAGAGGTTCCGGTGACTGTCAGTATGAGAATGTGATATGCAATCCCAAACGTACATCAGCCCTTACCGTAAGACAGCTACAAATAGCAGCAGCACTAGCCGAAGGACTGACCCCGCAAGAAGTATCAGACAGATTATATATCTCAATCCATACGGTACACAATACCATACAGGCAATTAAGGTAAAACTAAACCTCAAGAATACAAGTCAAATTATTACCTGGTATAACAATTTTGAATTATGATAGATACTTTATTAATAGCTATTGTAATGGTTACAGATACCACTACAATGAAAGCAAGATTCCAATCTGCTTTTCGGGATGTCGATATGGTATTCAAAGTCAGACAAATGGTATATGAAGAATCAAAGAAACAGAGTAAAATATACTGGTTCCCAGTTAAAGTTTTCGAGAAAAAGGAGGATTAAAATGAACAGATTGGATGTAGCTATAGCCAAAGCAGAGACTTCTTTAAACAAAGCAGATCTGGCTTTACAAAATATCATTCGATATATTAAGTTTACTGATTTTGAGCCCAATGATGAGCCTAATATATCTTCTTGCAATGGTAGTAATGAGATAATATTAGAATGGCATGGAAGTGAATTGAATAAAAATCAGATTATTTATGAAATGAGAACAAAAGGTTTTATTGAGCCGAATGATTTTGTCGGTATAAGGTATTAATAATTATGACAAAAAAAGATTTTATAAAGAAATTCCCTGACATTAAAGTACAACAGTTTGAAACTTTCAATATTCTTAGCAAAAAGGAAATAATGAATATTATCGAGCAAGCCATGACATCATTAAACATGGGGCTTATTTACTACCATAGTTCAGGTAAAAAGATAACCTGCTTTACTTCAGACAAAATGAAAGCCGCATTGGACAAAATGGTGAAAGGCGCAAAACTTACAGATCCGAACACCAATGAAGAAGGTACAGTCACTTCAGATAAGCCTTTCTTGATGGGTGGTGAATATTGTGTGAATGTAGATTTCCCAAGTGATTCTGGCGCGTATAGTTGTGAATATTTTATTGATTGATATATGGCAGATAATATTTTTACAGACGAACAGTTATACCTAATCAGAGATATTATAGGTGATGTTTGTGCTAATCATGTTGAGCAGGGAGAAAATGATTGTGCTGAAGAAGAATTAGATATAATCAATGCTATTCAGCGTCATTTTGACGACCCCGAATATGTGAATACGGAACACTTTGTACAAGAAGATGGGGGCTCTTGGAGTGAGATTCCTGACTATGAACCAGTAAATAAACAAAAAGAGGAATAATCATGACAGACCGAACAAAAAATACAAATCCGGAAATATCGGCCCAAATAGCCGGTATCGGTTATCTCTCTCCAAGGGGGGAAGAACTGAAGGAAGTGGCCCAGATGGAACTTAGCTTTGTCAGGGAACATATTCAAGGCTACACAGAGAATGAACAGATATTTATTCTTGATGTGCTGAATGGGTACATAGCAGGAGTTTTATTAGAGAATGAACAACACGAATTAAAAGGATGAGTATGGGAAACATGAAATTACACAAAATGGAAGAATGGGAATCCGTCTTCCATACCAAACAAATTGAGCACGTCTATTACACTTCTGACATGCTGGTACGTAAGGTGACCGGTTACATTATAATATGCCGAAAATCGTTGAATAACGGTATCTCAAAAAATACACCCCGGCGAAAACGAGTCCGATGGGATGGCTATGGACGTTGTTACAACATCAACAACAATACCCGTCTGCGTGACCACGACATACACTTCTAATCTATCTTTTATAAAGCCGGCAAATACCTGATATTTGCCGGTATCCAAAACACTCTAAAACATGATTTCCAACTCAGACATAGAAAAGATTCTTGACCGTGCCGACATAGTAGACGTAGTAGGACAATTCGTCCAGCTGCAACGGTCCGGAGTCAGATACAAGGCATGTTGTCCGTTCCATCAGGAAGACACCCCGTCCTTCATGGTAGACCAGGCACGCGGCTTATGGTACTGCTTCGGTGCTTGCAAAGAAGGTGGCAACGTCATTAAGTTTGTGGAGAAAATAAATAACATGAACTTCCCAGAGGCGTGTCACTGGCTGGCCGACAAATACGGCATCGATATAGAAGACAAGAAAGAAGAGAAAAATCCGGAAGAGATAAAGGCAATTCGCAAACGTGCGTCCATGTTCGCAATAAATGAATTTGCGGCTCAATACTTTCTTGCGAACCTGCAAAAAACAGAAGCTGACGCTGCACGGGACAAAATCAAACAGAGATGGGGTGAGCAATATCCTCAGGAGCAGGGTATCGGTTATGCACTTCCTTCCTGGTCCGCTTTTGCAGACGCAGCCATCAAAGCCGGATACTCTGCCGACCTGCTGGTAGAGTGCGGACTGATCCGGAAGCGCAAGGAGGGTGACGGATATTATGACTTCTATCGTGACCGTATCATGATACCCATCCGCGACCGGTTCCGGAATATCATCGGGTGGACTGCCCGCGACATGAGCGAAGTAGATGGTACCCCCAAATACCTCAACTCCTGTCAAAGCGATATATATGACAAGTCCGACAGCATATTTGGTATTGACAACGCCATCAGGCAGGCCGCCAAAGAAGAAAAGTTTTATTGCGTGGAAGGTGCCCCCGATGTAATGCGCCTGCAGTCCATCGGCGTAAACAACACCATTGCCTCACTGGGTGCTGCCTGGACAAAGAAACAGTTCTACCAGATTAAAAGGTATGCCACTTCCCTTTGCTTCCTTCCGGACGCGGACGCCATCAAACCAGGCGAACAATACGGTACCGGAATAGCAGCCGTCATCAAGTCCGGCCAACTGGCTATGGAGTGCGGTTTCTCCGTATCCGTAAAGGAGATTCCCTGTGGTGAAGGAAATACGAAAAATGATCCGGACTCTTACTGTACCAGCCGTACTAAGTTCAAAGACCTTGACGAAGTAGATTTCATCACCTGGTATGCCGGATATGCCTTCAAGGCTGACGGTACCACCGAGGACAAAAGTTCAGCCGTATCCAAGATTGCCCAAATGGTGGCCATGGTTGGCGATGAAGTCAAAGAACAAATGTACCTGGAGCAGCTGAAGAAAATCTATAACCATAAGAATCTTTGGCTGACGGCCATCAACCGTGAAAAGAAGAAAATTTCCGAATCCAGGGCAGACAAGACACAGACCATCAACCGAGATTTGCTGGCCAAATATGGGTTCTTTGAGTCCAACAACTGTTATTACTCGACCAACGACGGGAAAGAATATCAGTGGTCAAACTTCGTGATGCAACCGATGTTTCACATCAAGGATTCTCTTAACCCCAAGCGACTGTACCGCATCAAGAACCAGAACCGCCAGGAGGAAATCGTGGAGATGAAGCAAGAAGACCTGGTGTCGTTATCAAAGTTCAAACAGAAGGTCGAAGGACTGGGTAACTATATCTGGCTGGCTACCGAAAAAGAAATGACACGCCTGAAGATGTATCTCTATGAGCAGACGGAAACCGCAGTGGAGATTACCCAGTTAGGATGGCAGCGCAAAGGATTCTATGCGTTCGGCAATGGAGTATTTGACACCGAATGGCACCCAGTAGACGATTATGGCATCGTTCGCCTGGGCGATAAAGGAAACTACTACCTTCCGGCCTCCAGTCTGATTTACCGGGACGATGACAAGCTGTTCCAGTTCGAACGGCGATTTGTCCACCTGAACTACTCAGGCATCTCCATGAGAGACTACTTTACCAAACTGGTAGGAGTTTTCGGAGATAATGCAAAAGTGGGTATCTGCTTTCTCCTGGCCACATTGTTCCGCGACGTGATTACCGGTTATACCAAGAGCTTCCCCATCCTGAACCTGTTCGGACCGAAAGGTTCAGGAAAGTCAGAGCTCGGTCACAGCCTGATGTCCTTGTTCATTATCGACAACACACCTCCCAACATTCAGAATGCCACTATCCCAGCACTGGCCGAGCTGGTAGCACAATGTTCAAACGCCTTGGTACATATTGATGAGTTTAAAAATAACATTGACATCGACAAACGCGAATACTTGAAAGGTTTATGGGATGGAGCCGGGCGCAGCCGTATCAACATGGACAGAGACAAGAAGCGTGAGATAACAGCCGTTGACTCAGGAGTCATCCTTTCCGGACAGGAGATGGCAACAGCTGATATAGCTCTCTTCAGTAGACTTATATTCCTGACGTTTTCCAAATCAGAATTTACCGATGCGGAAAAGAAACGATACAGCGAACTGGTAGACATTCGCAAACGAGGCCTGTCACACCTGACCCTTCAGATATTGCGTCATCGGGCCAAGATGGAGCAACAGTTCGTCAGCAACTTTCATTCCTGTTTGTCAGACATTATTGAAGGACTGGGGGCGGAGAAAGTGGAAGACCGAATCTTGCGTAACTGGATCATACCGCTGGCAGCCTTCAGAACGCTCGAGGGTGTGCTTGACTTGCCGTTTTCATACCAGGATATTCGCAAGGTTACACTGGATGGCATAGTCCGTCAGAATGCAGAATGTAAAAGTAACAATGAATTGGCCAACTTTTGGAATGTGGTATCTTATCTGCAGCAGGATGGTGAGATATTTATCGAAGGTGACTACCGTATAGAATATGTCAATAAGTTCAAAAGCAACCTGATAAAGATTGAACAGCAGTACCAGGAACCCAAGGCCATCCTGATGATGCGCAAGAACCGCATCTTCATGCTGTATAAAAAGTTCGGCAAGCAGGTTGGCGATTCAATTCTTCCGGAAGGCTCGCTGGTGTACTACCTGGAGAACTCCAAGGAATACATGGGTAAAAAGAACTCAGTCCGGTTCAAAAACATACAGCGTGGTGTGGAAGTTCAGAAAATAGAAACGACTCCCACCGGAGGAATATCCTACAAAAAGACTTCGACACCGGACATTGCCCTGTGTTTCGATTACAAGATGATTAAGGATACTTATAATATTAACCTCGAGGTAGAGGTGGAAGGCAATGAGACCACAAGTGATGATTTAGATGAGTAATAAAAATGGTTTTAGAGTTGTAGAAAGGCGTGGCGTCGTGAGGACGCTGCGCCTTTTTTATATGCCCGGAGCAGTACTCACCCTTTTTCAAATGGGGTGAAAAAGGCTTCTACACTTTCTACACCTTCTACAATATTAATAATGAGATATTTATATATTCTACATACATTCTACAAACCTTCTACAAAATTCTACAAAATGCCGTTTTTGTTAAAACCTTCTACAAATTACTTCATTTTCTACATAATTTCTACAATTGTAGAAGTCTTATAAAATTATAAACTATTGACTACCAGCATATTTTATTTTCTGTAGAAAGTGTAGAAGGTGTAGAAGGCAAAAAGTATGTCATATCTGGAAATATACTTTTTGCTTTTGGAGCACATTAATAGCATATTTATTTATCTAAAAAGTAATATATATATTATATTTGTAATAGATAATCAATTCATTATGAGCCACATTGTGTTTTATATCAAACTGGAGCCTTATTTAAAGCAATGGCTTCACAATAGCCTGGGAAATCCGGTGGTATTTCCACCGCAGAGTAATGAGAATGCTGTTATCCGCCGGTTCCTCCGGAAAAGGCCACCGGAAGTTCAGCCGGAAATGGCAGAAGACGAATTGACAGCCATCGTCATTCCCGACAGTAAAGCCAAACCGCCGCAATATTATAACTACCTGGGCAAAAAAGCCAAAGCAGCTGTAAAGGAGACCATCGAAGACCTGTTCCGGGCGAACCTCTGGAATGAGATGAGCGACCTGACTAAGCGCGATTGCGGCCTGAACAAGACCATCGCTGCCTGGTGTGAAATGCACGGCATCGATGACGATTATTCGGAGACTGTCAGACAGAAATACTACCGTATGAGGACCAGTTATAGCCGGAGAGGTATCTTTTTAGGTTCTTTAACCAGAAAACACTCGGATGAGTAAGCCGTTTTTGTACAAACCCAAACAACACCGAACACACTTAATCCAATAACGATAATCATGGTACATCTGATTCAGAACATTAGAAAAGTAGAATGCATCGAGGCCTATCACCTTCAGCATTCAGACATCATAGCCGACCGGGGAGTATGGCTGAATGTCTACCAGCAATTCAGCCCAATTTCGACCATCGGGCTGAGTTCAGTCGAGATTTCCGACAAAATCGAGAACAAACAACGCATTTTCACCACCAAACTCACCATGTTCCGGTCAAAGAAGCTGCTACCTGGTGCCAAAAAGTTCTGCTTCAAGGTAACAACCGTCACCGGCTCCCAGTTCCTGATTGGTTCATCCGAAAAGCCCTACCCCGTCATACAAAACGAAGAGAGTTTTCCGTCCGCAGCCAGTGGACGGGCAGGTGTTACCGTCACAGTAACCCTGACCTCCCCTATTCCGATGCTTGCCATATTAGATTAGAGTCTTTTTATGCAATATATATAAGGTATAATATTGCGTAGACTAATTTTCGACAACATGGATTATAGTATTAGTATTGATTCACACATCGGTCCTTGGGGATATTCGAAGAACTATATCCGAAGCCAGATGTCAGGTTTGAAAAACAAGCCTGTCAATGTGCGTGTATCGTCCCTCGGTGGCTCGGTGGACGATGCGCTCGACATCCGGCAGCAGTTTCTTGATCACGGCAACGTGACTTGCTACCTGTATGGATACGTAGCCAGCGCGGCTACCATCCTGGCTACCGGTGCCAAGAAAACCTGCATGTCCAGATATGCATTCTATCTTATTCATAAGGTGTCAAACTGGGTGGATGCCTGGGGCAACTACAATGCCGACCAGATTCAGCAGCTTATCGACGACCTGAAGGCTAACAAGCTGGAGAATGACAAAATGGACTTGGTACTGGCCAACCTCTACGCCAACAAGTGCAAGAAAAAAGTGGATGACATTCTTCCAATCCTGAAAGAAGGACGCTGGCTTACTGCCCAGGAAGCACTTGAATACGGATTCATTGACGAAATCGTAGAAGACGGCTCAAAACTGAACTTCGACGATGCCATGAAGACCCGTTTCAACATGTTCCATCTTCCGGCTTTGCCTGCGATGGAGGACAAGACCGAAAGTCCGGAAGCAGAAACCGCACCCAGTTGGTTCAACAATTTCGTGAACAAATTATTCAAGGGACACCAGCCGGATACTCCACAGGCACAAAATAAACCACTCAATCATTCAACAACACAAATGAAAAAGGATTATCAGAAAGTCAATTCCATCTTGAAAATCGAGGGTGTGGAAGTTGACAAGGATGGTAAGGTAACGCTTACCGAAGAACAGGTCAAGGCCCTCAATGACCGCATCACCAATCTGGAACAGGAATCTTCTGATAAAGACAATCAGATTTCAGAGCTGAAAAAGCAGAATGAGAACCTGAAAAAGACCGATGGTGAAGATACCACTCACATTAATGGTGACGAAGGTGAGGATGATGACCTCACAAAGCTCAACACAGCACAAGAAATGTTTAACGACGTAAAGGATTTGTTATAATGGCAGACACTACTGGACACGTAAAAATCACTGACGAACAGCTGGCTAAGTCGGCTATCCGTTACCGTAAAGAATTGCTGATGATGCCGGTACTGGCATTAGGTACCACATTGAAGCACATGAATCAGAGACCGGGAGTGCGCGGCAAAGAAGTTGTCGGGGAACTATCCGGAGACATTGAACTGGGTCCGTATGACGAAGGTCGAGAAGATACTGATGGGGTGTCCATCAATCCACGAACCTTAGAAACCTTCCTTGGTAGCGTAGTAAAGAAGTTTTCTCCAAACTCCGTTTGGAAAACCGTATATGGTAACTTGATTTCCAAAGGTGAATCACTGAAGAATGTGGATATTTCCCGTCAAGTGCTTGCTTTCTTGACTGCAAAACTGGGTGCAAATCTGAATCTGCATATCTGGGATGCAAAACGTAACGACAGTGGCACAAAGACCAAGGAACTGTTCAATGGTTTTGATACGATTACCAAAACCGAGAAGGACGCGGCTAAAATTTCAGAGGAATTAGGAAACATGTTCACTATCGAAGCTATCAGCAAAGACAATGCTGTAGATGTATTAAAAGCCTTCTACCGTGCAGCTGACCCTGTTTTGCGTGAGACACAAACAAAATTGTACATTCCGCAAGGCGTGTATGACAATTATGTCGACGATTACCAGGCGACCGCAGGACACGTACCTTACAACACCGGATTCGAAAAGACTTATCTCGAAGGCTCCAACAACCTTTGCGAACTGGTTCCGCTGGCGAACAAGGCTGGTTCACCGTTCATTCACCTTTCTACTAAAAGTAACATGCTCGTAGGTTTCGGTAATGGAGCAGATGCAGAAAACATTACAGTCGAAAAGCATCATGCCTTCAAGCTGGATTACATCGCTACAATGTTCTTCGGTACAGAGTTCGAATCAATTTCTAAAGAGCGTCTGCTGGTGGGTACCATCGACGGTACAACTCCGGTTCTCGCTGGCATAGGAGGGTAAATTATGGCAGTAGATTGTACAAGCAAAGGGATGTACGAATCCCTTTCCTGGTGTCCAGGTCAGACCTCACAGCCAGGTATCAGACGTAAGGTTTTCTTCGCTCCGAAAAGCTGGATTGAAAAATGGCCGGTGCTTCCTGACATTGACGGAGCGGAGAGCATGGCAGCATTAGCCACATACGAAGGCGACTTTGTGCTGGCGGCAGACAAGAAATGGCAGTACCTGGAGGTATTGACCACCAAATCCAACATTACCTCTGATTCGCAAGGTGAAAAGCCTTCCAAAACGATTCTTAACAAAGCCACATTGTTATATGCCGGTACAGACGAAGAAGCATCAGGATTTTGCCGACAGGCAAATAATGATGAGATGATTTATCTGTGCCAGCAGCGTAACGGAAAGTTTCGCGTAGTAGGTTCAGAAGCTTATGATCCTGATACAACAATCTCCCAGACCTCCGGCGAAGGAGAAACAGGTACAGCGGGAACTACCCTCACGGCACAGTGTACGGACATTTGCCCATCACCGTTCTACACAGGTAAAATCGAAACAGAAGATGGCGATATCTCCGGAGCGGATGGTAGCGCAATCCTTCCGGGTGGATAATAATAGGAGGCTACAATTATGTACATAGATGAACAGTTAACCATAAACATGCAAGGCTGGCTCAATACGGAGCCGGCCAAGCGTGACCTGATGAAAGGTGCGGAAATGATACTCAAGCTGACCCGTAACCGCATCCTTTATCAGAACATTTCCCACAATCCGCAGAAGTTTGCAAGCAAGATTGAGTATGAGCTGAAAAAACACCCGGCCATCCGCCTGGACCGAAAGACGATTCAAGACGTGGTCAAGATGGACAAAGAGCTGGTTCCGGCCGTAGCTGAAACACTGGCCACCTTCCAGCCTGAAATCAGTTCTGACGACGACACACCGCAAGAAGCGACCATTGCCAAAGGCAAACGTGCGGATCATGATTCACTACCCGAAGAAATCCGTCAGCTGTGGGAAGACAACAAAGACATCTACTTCCGTTTGAAGCAGACTTTTGAGACCTTGAAAACCATGAAGGATGCTCTTCCATGCGACAGGTACGAATACCTGAAGCAACTGGAAGAGCTGGATGCCAGATATCGGGATAACATGAACAAGTACGACCATTTCAATCCGGACACTCAGTGTGCCGGCGGTACAGAAGGTGAATCACCTGAAGACCCCGCTGATATGGCCAAAAAAGTCAGTGCAGCCCGCGGCTATCTGTCAGACAACAAAAAGAAACTGGCAGAGCTGAAGGAATCCGGAGACCAGGAGAAGTACGAGAAGCTGCTGGCCAAAGTGCAGCAGAGATACGACTTCCTTATCTCCACCGGAAACAACGTAGGAGAAGACCAGGTGAATGCCTTACGTGAATTAGGGTTGAAAGCATGAAACATGTAAACCGATTGCTGAAGCCGTTATCCGATATGCCGTTACAGGCGTACCTGGATAACCGGCTTCAGCTTTTTGATGTCCTCGAGTTCATCCTGTCACAGACCGGACCGGCTAAAGTCTACGTGTCCACCTTCTCTACTTCCGAGGAGTTCTTGCGCAGATTGTTCTCCCTCCGAAAACGGCAGCTGATTCTTCACTCTGTCCTGATGGCCGACCTGAAGGCAGCTAAGAAGACTGTAAATCTGTACACCTTTATGTCTTCCGTATTCGATGATGTGTACCTCACAGAGAATCACTCCAAGGTACTTCTTATCGAGAACGACCACTGGATGGTTACAGTCGTTACCAGCCAGAACCAGACGCGAGGAAACCGGACCGAATGTGCAATGATCACGACACAGCCAGACCTCTTTCTTACCTTACGAGACCAGTTTTCAGAGATTATTAATACCCGTAGCATACACCTCAATGGAATTCACTTCAGCACAGATTGACAAAATCAAGGAACTTGCCACGATGCTCACCCCAGTATCGGATATTGCAGTCCTAATGGACGTAGACGAACGCCGTCTGCGAGAAATCATTTCTGACAAGTCCCATCCGGCCAGCATAGCCTACCGCAAAGGGAAAGCCGAACGGGCATTGCAGATCCGGCAAAACGAGCTGGAGCTGGCAGAAGCCGGAAGCCCGCTGGCGGTGCAGCTTGTGGGTTCCTACATCCGTGACATGGATTCCGACGAAGATTTATAACTATGCCATTACCCGCAACGATTGATATTGCCAAAGAAAACCTCTTCGCCTCGGTCGACGAGATGCGAGAGCGTAACATTCCCGAAGTCATCCAGCAGCGTCTGCTCCGGCTTCGGGACATGTATAATTACTGGCTCCAGTACCCGCGCATACGGGAACAGGAAATAGTGCTCGAGCTTCAGAAGCGATACCAGATACAGAAGTCAGCTGCCTACGAAGACATCCGCATCATCAAATACCTGCTGGGTGATTTGAACAAGGCCACCAAGGACTACCATCGCTACCGCTTCATCCAGCGCAACGAAGAGAGTTACGAGATGGCCAAGCGCATAAAGGACGCCCGGGCGATGGCCGCCTGTGACAACTACTACGCCAAGTACATGCAGCTCGGCAAGGAGGATGCCAAGGACTTAGGCTACGACAAGATTGTAGTGCAACCCTTCCAGCCGGACAGCGACCCGACGATTATCGGAATTAAACCGATACCGAACATCCGGCAGCGCATTGCGGATAAGATAAAGCAGTACATGAATGAGGATGTCCAGGACATCCAGTTTGAGGATGCCGACTTCAACGAAGACGACATTTTCAACCCTAAAAAATCACAGGAGGCACCCGAACCATGAGAGAATACTTCCATGACACCCAGCAGCAGGTCCTATTCACCCCGGCAAAAGACATAGTACTTTGTGCCGGACGTGGTTGGGGGAAAGGTCCGATTCATGCCGCCATCAACCTGCGCAACATGCAGCGCATGCCAGGAAGCATCACCGGCTTTGTGGCGGCCAACTGTAAGCGTGCCCTCACCAACACCATCCCGTCCATGCTGATTCACTGGCAACGCTGGGGCTTCAAGCGCGACGTACACTGGACTATCGGCAAGAAACCGCCGAAGTCCTGGGGATGGGGTGAACCTATCTTCCAGCCTGACAACTGGGAGAATGTCATTTCCTTCTACAACGGCTCGATAGGTTACATCATCAGCCAGGACCGTTCCGGAACATCCAACTCCTTTTCACTGGATTACCTGGACATCGATGAAGCAAAGTACATCGACTTCGAGCAGCTGAAAGACGAAACTCTTCCGGCAAACCGTGGTAACAAGCAGTATTTCGGCCATCACTACTTCCACCATGGCATGCTGATTACCTCCGATATGCCGGTCACAAAGAAAGGTTCCTGGTTCCTGGACTACGAAAAGAAGTGCGACCCGGAACTGATTGAAGTCATCCAGGCGACAGTACATGAGATTTGGCGGACAAAGAAACGCATCCGCGACCTTCAGGCTAAATCAGAACCCGTTCCTTTGTACCTGAAGGACTATCTGCGCACCTTGAACCGTGACGTATGCCGGATGGGTTCTGTAGCAGTTCTGTACCGCGAGTTCTCCACGATTGAGAACATGCAGCTGCTGGGTGAAGCATTCATTAATCAGATGAAGCGTGACCTTCCCCCACTTACCTTTCAGACGGCCATCCTGTGCAAGCGTATCGGTATCAGCAAAGACGGCTTCTACTCCAGCATGACGGAAGGGCACAAATACAATGCAACTGACTTCAGCTACCTGGACAGTCTGGAATATCAGTTCGACAAAATCAAGGAGCCTTCCTGCCTGATGGATGCTGACCTCGATAGGGATAAGCCCATCTGCATCGCCTTTGACTTTAATGCCAACATCAACTGGCTGGTAGCCGGCCAGCCGGACCGGAACCGGCTGAAGGTAATTAAGTCGTTCTGGGTAAAATACGAACGTAAGCTCGAGGCCCTGGTGGATGACTTCTGCAAGTATTACCGACACCAGCGACGCAAGGAAGTGATATTCTATTACGACAGTACGGCCTTAGGCTCAAACTATGCGGTCAATGACGAAGACTTTCATTACGTCATCGAGCATGCTTTCCAGGACAGAGGTTGGGAAGTGCGTTCTGTCTATATAGGTCCCCCGATGAAGCACATCGAGAAGTGGCTGCTCCTCAACCGTATGTTTGCTGGAAAGGCTAAGCTCATCCCCTTCTTCAACGAACAGAACAACGAAGACCTGCTTATCTCCGTGCAGACTGCAGGTGTGTACAACGGGGGCAAAGACAAGCGGGGTGAAAAGCTGGCAGAGACAGAAGAAGACCAGCTCCAGGCGAGAACGGACGGTTCGGATGCATTCGATACGCTGTGTATCGGCTGTGAGCGTTTCCCCCAGATAACATTCGATATGTTTGTGACATCCTCTATGTAGTTTTCAATAAGCTAATTAGTTTTATTCTTAGGGTAAGCCCTGATGACCGTGCAGATGGTTGTCGGGGCTGTTTTTTTGTGCGCGAGTTGGCGTGTACCGTGCGTGTAGAAGGGAGTGCCGTTACATATTCCGATTTTCAAAGGTTAACATCTGTTAACCATGGCGTAGGGCGGTGGGGGGTCGGATTCCCGACGTCCGCATAAAATGCGGTGTTTGGTGGGCGTATTCGTTTGATTGTGTGCCGTTTTCGTTTCGGATGGCCGGAAAACACAAGCAAATCTCCCTGTTTAGGCCTATTTTTTCGGGCTAATTTGCTGCCATCCAACCTGCTGGCGCCCGGAAAATTCAGAGAATTTCCCGGGTAACAAAGTAGAAAGACACTCGGTAGTCTTTCTGGGCTGGAGATAGCGTCGGCCCACCCGCCCCATTGCTTTCCCTACTGGTGGTATAGCTAAAGCTATGAATGTGTCTACTGCTCTTCTGTTCTTCTCTTCGGAATTCATATCGGTGTCACCTCTCACTGCCGGTTACGCCTTTTCTTCACTGCAAAGGTAAATGTTACCTGCCGTATGCCAAGTTCAGGCGCTGTTCACTGTAAAAATCTCCACCCTTCCAGGGTAGTATTCAAGGCCCGGCTTTACGGTGAAAACTTGTCTTTCACGGCTGGCAACACCTTTTGACGCAGTGTAAAAGGCGAAACAAACCGACAGCAAAAGGCGACGGAATAAAAAAAACCTCAGAGAAGGAAGAGCAGAAGAAAAGGCTCACTACCTCGGCTCGAGGTTCAAGAATAAAACTCCAAAAACTACCGATATGAAACCCTTTACCGAATCCATGCTAAACCAGTGCAGAAAGTACATGTTCAACTTCTTTGACTACCTGCCCACAAAATATCAAGCCAGCGCAAGAGACTGGCAGGTGAGAAAATACGTTTGGGCGTTCAAAGACGGTAAATGTGCCGTTTCAGCTGCCCAGCTTGTCGCAAAGAAAATCCGCGAGCAGTTTGGCACGTCAGCGAGTGACATGGTGTTTGTCTGTATCCCAGCCAGCAGCCAGCGAAAAAATGAAATCCGATACAGAGAGTTTTCGGAAGAAGTGGCCAGACTATCGGGAGCGGTAAACGGATACAGCCATATCACGGTAGAGGGTGAACGGCTGGCAATCCACGAGAGCAAATCAGGGAAGCACGTAAACGACGTACAGGTAATCAACTTCGACAAGGAGTTTTTCAAAGGTAAAAAAGTGCTTGTCTTCGATGACGTGATAACACGTGGTTACTCCTACGCTCGTTTTGCCTGCCACCTTGAAAGTTTTGGCGCATCCGTTATCGGTGGAATGTTTTTAGCGAAAACCTTATTTGTCTAACAATTTAATAAACAACATCATGAAAGATTTATTCGAAATTTGCGGAGAATGCCGCCACTTGAGCGACGCAGAAGTAGTTTATCAGCTTACCAACAACAAGGAAACAAGCAATCAGGTGAACGCCATGTTAGCGAACGGCAGCAATGTGTCAATAGAAGACATTTGCAACCTGCTGACACCGGCACGTCGAGATATGGCACTGGCAGTCATTGAACTATACAAGAGAATCAAGGAACGGAAGAACAACTACAAGCGTATAACTTCCAGCGCAGATGTTTACGAAGTGATGCTTCCCTACATGGCAGACCTGAAAGTAGAGGAATGTTGGGTTATCTTCCTGAATCAGGCAGCCCGAATCATCCGCAAACAGCGTATCTCAGTCGGAGGGCTGGCGTCTACTCAGGTAGATGTAAGAGTGATTATGCGTGAGGCCCTTTCTTGCAGTGCCACATCCATGATACTCTGCCACAATCACCCGTCAGGTAATTTTCAACCAAGTAAGGACGACGACCGTCTGACACATGCCTTACTGGAAGCCGGACGAATTATGAATATCAGGCTTCTTGACCACGTGATAGTAACAGATGAAAGTTATTACAGCTACGGAGACGAAGGTAGACTGTAGGGGCTGCAAATGGCCGTAGCAGCGTTTAGGGAGGTGGGTAGCGTCGCGGCCGCCCGCCGCCCGATTTTGCCTGCTGACACAAGCAAAATCGGGCGGCGGGGAATAAGGTATTTCGTTTTTTACGCCTAAAATCGGCGAGCTGAAAAATGATATAACAAACATATAAAGCATAATAAAATAATTACTTTATTCTTTTAGGTATAGATATTTATATATATATTTGCTATAACTTATGTAATAAGTACACGGTAACCGTGTACTTATTTTTATAGTATAGCTAAATTCATTTTTTACAATATAGTATATGGCTAATATAAAACAATATAGCGCAGATCAATTACATTTTGACTATAAGAATCCTCGATTAGTAGAATTCCAGATAACGCCCAAAACGTCAGAAGCTGAAATTATAAATATTCTTTGGGATGCAATGGCTGTTAATGAAATAGTTATGTCTATATTAGCCCATGGCTTCTTTGAAAACGAAGCCATGTATGCGGTTAAAGAAGAAGATGTTTTGGTCATTGTTGAAGGCAATCGTCGTTTGGCTGCTGTGAAAGCTATTCTAAATCCGGATATAATCAACAATTCGGGGATGAATAAGTTTAAAGTAAAAATAACTGAGCAATTGCGTGAACAATTAAAGAACAATCTGCCCGTTATAATTCTTGAGGATAGGAAAGAAGCATGGCGCTATATTGGTTTTAAACATGTAAATGGAGCTGCTAAATGGGGGTCATACGCAAAAGCTCAGTATATAGCATCAGTACATAAAGACTTTGGTATTTCTTTAGAGGATATTGCACAACAAATTGGTGATGCAAACAAAACAGTTCTTAAATTATATCAAGGTTTAATGATATTACAACAAGCTGACAAAGAAACAAGTTTTAAAATAGGAGATGTTTATCATAAAAGAGTCTTTTTTTCTCATATATATACTGCACTAGGCTATGAAGGTTATCAAGAATATTTAGGTTTAAAAGGATCAGATAACCCTGATAGTATCGTACCTCATGATAAGCTTGATCATCTTGAAGAAATAATGTTTTGGTTATATGGTAGTGACTCAAAGAACATTAGACCCGTAGTGGAAAGTCAGAATCCAGATTTAAAGATTTTAAATAGTGTCCTTCGTAATCGTGAAGCAACGGCAGCATTGCGTTCTAAAAATGACTTGTCAGTTGCATATGATTTAAGTCAGGATGGTGGTGATGTTCTATATAAATCACTAGTGGATGCTAAAGTCGCTTTACAAAAAGCATTCTCTAAAATCTCTTACTATCAGGGTGATATGGAGACTTTAAAAATATGTGGAACGGTAGCTGACACAGCGGACAGATTATATAGTAGTATTGAAGAAATTCAGCAAGAAAAAGAAGGAAAGAAAAAGAAAAAACGTGTTTCTGAATAAATTGAAAAATAATTATGATAGAAGTACCTAGTATTTCATCTAGCATAACAGATATTGCTGATTTTCTAGAAGCTCGTTGTATTTTAAGTGATAGTCATTCATATTCACTATTATCAGCCCGTAATGCAATGTCTGGTGGTTCTGACGAGCTAGATTTTGACGGAATTATTGATGATGATGACCGAATTATGAATAAATTGGAAGAAGCGTTACAAGAAATTGAAAGTCGAAAAAGGAGATGCAATCAGAAATATCCATTTAAAGTTGAATATCGGTCTATAACTTTAGAAAATTGTACTCCTTTGATTTTCAACATTTATTCATATCTTTTGTTCGCTACATTATGGAATATGGGTAGTAAACGTATTATGGATGATATAGATGGTACATTATTATTTGAAGAAATCTCAGAAATCATAGCCAAAGCTTATTTCGGTAATAATACTAAATCTATGATTTTTGGTACTGGATCTAATGCTCGGTTAACTTTTAAAGAAAAAGTAGAAAAACTCTTAGCCGAGTTGAATGAAGGAGGAGAATATAAGGAACCTGCTGGTAGCAAAAGACGTCAAAAGGATGGTAAACTTGATATCGTGGTGTGGAAACCCTTTTCTGATAAAAGAGCCAGCCAGTTTATAGGTATGGGACAATGTAAAACTGGTAGTTCTTGGGAAGATTATGTTTCTCAAATGAATCCAATGGCATTTTTGGGTTCATATACAACATTAAATCCTTTTGTACCTCCTATAAGAATATTTTTTGTGGCAGCGTCTTGTAAAGAAGGATGGGAAGAATTATTTAGAAATGGAGGTATATTCTTTGACAGATGTAGGATTATGGATTATTTACCAGAATCTTTAGATAATGATTTGTTTAATCGGATTCATCATTGGCTTTCGGAAATTATTCGTGCATGCGTTGATGATTTTAATTGAAATTAATCTTACCTTTGCGAAAAAAATGGAAATATGAAGTATTATTCTCCCCTACGTTACCCAGGTGGCAAAGGAAAAATATCCACCTTTTTCGTCGAGTTGTTCGAAAAAAACAATTTGATAGGAGGAACATACATCGAACCTTATGTAGGAGGAGGATCTGTTGCTTTATACTTGTTGATGAATAATCTTGTAAAAAAGATTATAATCAACGACAAAGACCGCTCACTATTCGCTTTTTGGCATTCAATATTGCATGAACCTGAAGCTCTCTGTAAAATAATAGAAGACACTCCAGTATCTATGGAGACCTGGTATCAACAAAGAGAAGTCCAATTGAATAAAGAAAACGAAGATTTGTTAACATTAGGTTTTTCTACTTTCTTCTTGAACAGGACGAACAGGTCTGGTATCATCAAAGGAGGTGTCATTGGAGGTAAAAATCAGACGGGTAATTTTTTGATTGATGCACGATATAATAAAAAAGACCTTATCAACCGCATCACTGATATCGCTAGTTTCTCTGATAGGATTGAACTTCATAATATGGATGCTGTAGACTTGGTGCATTCTCTCAAGGATACACTGAACCAACATTCTTTCTTTTATTTTGATCCTCCTTATTTTGAGAAGGGAAAAGGTTTGTACATGAACTATTATGATGAGGGTGATCATCGTGATATTTTTCAAGCAATATCAACTATTGATAAAGCAAAATGGGTGGTAACATATGATAAACATTCTTTTATACGTGAACTCTATAAAGATTATCGAATGTTTACATATAATCTCAATTATAGCGCAGCAACGGTAGGTAAAGGAACTGAATATATTGTATTTTCTAAAAATTGTCGAGTTCCAAGAATAACATCCTTGAATTTACGACGCATAAAGAAAAATGATCAAGATTAA